CTCCATGCTGATCCCTCCTAAGAATGATTTCTAAGTGGCATCAGCTCGCGCATCATACCACATAGCGTAATAAGTTTTGAATAGCCCTTACTCCAAGGCGTAATAAAATTCCGGTATGGCGGAATTACGGGAGCAGGTAGGTGAGCCCCATACTGTAATTCGAACCAGCTGTGTACGATCCGTAAACATAGGTGTTACCGTCAGTGTAAACCACAGCTGTTCCGCCAGATGTCCCTGTCGCTCCACCGAATGAAATGATTTTAGGCCTTTTACCACTTAAAACTGTACCAAGGATAATGAATGTCGACGAGGTTGAAGGTGAGAAATTCACATGTAACTGGGCGATTTTCCCCCAGCTTACAAAAGATGCATTGTTGATCGTTATTCCGGACTTTGGGGTAAAGATGTTCGCCGCTGTGGTTTCCATCACAATTCCGCTGACTCCGGTGCCGCCTTTTTCAACAGGCAGAATATCTGTTGGCGGATCTGGATCCGGGTCTGGATCTGGGTCTTCCGCTGTTCCAAACTTGCCAATCACAACATAGGTTCCGGACATCTTCATAACCACGACTCTGTCTCCGGAAGCAAGTGGCCATGCGCTGCTCAGCACCTTGTACTGCTTCTGCATTGCGGAAGTCATACCGTCAAGGATCAGTGTTGCCGTGCCGGCATCAGAATCCGCTGTGCCTATTATTGCGAGTACGAACTCTGCGCGTTTTTCTTCAGACTTATATTCGTCGTCATCCAAATCCAGATTGAAAGGATCGTCGTTGTAGAGCATGTTATTCCGCATTCATGACCACCCTTTCCATCGTGTGATGCATTCTGCCGCCAACAGTCAGATCCATGGACCAGGACTTTTCGATGCACATTGTCATAAGGTCTCCGTACTTCAGTGCTACAACGTCACCAACACCGAATCCGGGCAACAGGCAGGTTTCGACATCAATGACTTCCCCTCGTCTCATGCTGTCTGTGACCAGTCTGGAAGCGTAGGCCTGCAGCTCGTTCAGTGAAGCAATGTTGTTGACCTGAACAACCTGCGTGATTCTTCTCCCCCTCCGGGCAATTGACAGCGGAGACTGTGGGTTGGTGTTCTCTGCAATTGCTGTCATAGGTGCGGATTTGTCCGCATTGGAGCAGACACAAATGAAAACGTTCGGGGCTGAATAGATGTCAGTCTCGCTGGTAAACTCCGGAAACATGAGGCTCTTGATACTCTCATCCGTCAGAACGTGTTCAATGTTTTCCGCCGTTGGCTGCTTGATCGGCTCAAGCCGCGCAGTGCCATCAGCATCAAACCAGAGTGGCTTGTAATTGATCTCTGCCAGGAGCTCGTTCACAATGCTCAGGTTTGGCGTTCCGATGTTCCAGTCTTCCCTTGCCTCCGACAGAACATAGTCCGTCTTGATATCAGAAATGGCAGCAATCCCGGATTCAGCTACCACAGAAGCGATGGCCGAAATATAGTTCGTCCCAGCGGGAAAGTACCTGTAGTTTTCTGTACATCGTGACTGGACCATCCAGCACCGGTCATACGCCGTGATAGCAACCGTGTCGGTAGCCTCTGCTTTGGAGTACCGGATGTTTGCGGGGAGGTAGATCCCAAGCGGAAATTCCTCCCCATTGATGATAAGGACCGGCTGAATCTGATCCGTCAGCCAGTCTACCGTATCTCCTGGATTGATGAAGGTCCCCATGAACATGGTCTTGATTTCGTTGGAATCGTTCATGGAGATGTTCGGAGCGCCTCCGTTGATCGGGTAGATCTCACAGAGATCTGCGCCGTCTCGCAGTATCTTGTATCGGAAACTGATCTGTCTAACCATATCACGGTTCCTCCACGTGAATCTGCTGCAGCGAGAATGTGTACGTGATATAAAAGTCTTTCACTTTCTTGGAATACCCGATCATAGCGCCGACAATCACATTCCCACTTCTGGCTTTCAGGATAACCACCTGTCCCCTCATGGCCTCAAAAGCTCTCGCTCCTGACTCATCCGCGAAGGCGCAGTCGAAGGTTCCGGAAAGATCTTCATGCTCACCGATCTCAATGACCGGATAGGCCGAACCGAGCACGTACTGCATGGCATAGTTCCTGGACCAGACGTAATTCTCTTCCCGGTCGCTGTTTTCGCTGAGTTTCAGCTGTAGCCAGTCTCCGCCGGACAGCAAACAGATATGCGATGAAGTCGTGCTCATCTCTCCGGCTACGGTGTTGGATCTCGAATAGTTTCCGTCTGCGGCCCAGAGTTCGACATAGTAGCTGTGTTCGCCGAGGACAAGTCGATCTCTGTAGAACAGCTCATCACCGACGTCTGCAATCCGCTTTCCATCCCGGTACACATGGGCGTCCGCATCTTCAACGTTCTGCGTATATGCCCAGGCAAGAACGGCGTCAAGGTCGAAAACACCGTCCAGCTGTATGTCAACTGACGGCTGATTTTCAACAAAGATGGATGTTGTCGAGTAATTGGACCACATGCCGTAGAGTCCTTGGATCCGGACAGAAATAACATGTTCCCCATCAGCGAGAGGTTCCTGCTGCTGATAGTTATAGACGCCTTTTCCGAATTCCTTTTTCACCGTTACGCCGTCAATGATGACTTCATAGGCTTCCTGGCCTCTGGATTGCCAGCTGATCAGCGTCCTCGGAACAGCTGTTGCCGATAATCCCGCAGGCGCGTCCGGCGCCAGCATGCAGACGAAGGATACCTGATTTTCCGGTCCTGCCGTATCGTCACGGTTATAAGCGCAGACCTTCCACTCAATAATCCCGGCTCCGAAATAGTTGCCTGGAACCTCATATGTCGTGATGGGATTCGTCGTGTCGATGATGGTCTGCCAGTCTGTTGAGGCGTCCGTGTCATACTTCCACTTCAGGATCACCCTTGTCGGGCTCGTGCCGTCTTCATTGACCAGCGTCCAGGTGAACGTGATCGGTTTTGTTCCGTCCTCCATCCGGCCTGACGGTGATACGCAGTAGGCAAAAGCTGTGCTTGCTGCCGTAGAGAACTCGAACACTTCCGTGCTTGTCGTAGTTCCGCCTGTATCCGTGCCGGTGATGTACCAGGAGATTGTCGTGGCAACGGGGATCTGACCGGCCGCAAAGGTAACCTGCTTCGTGTTCCCGGTAATCGCAATCTGCGTGTAGTCCGCATCCTCAGCTGTTTTCCAGTAGAAGATCGCCGATGCCTGCGGGTAGTCTCCAGATGCCGGGTTGGAATAGTACCATTTGAAGACGATCTGGTACCTCGGGTCAACATATCCGCTCGTTGGGCAGTCCTGCGGGGTGATCTGTGTGGTGAGTGTCCTGAAAGTCAGGGCATTGGTCTGCGTCTGGTGGCCACCAGAGTCCGTGCCGATTACTCTCCACTGAATCGTAGCGCCGGTGCTGAATGTGTTTGCCGGGATCTGGTAGCTTTTGATGTTCCCGGTGATCGTGATCGTGTTCCAGTCCGGATCCGTGCTCCGTCTCCACTGGAACTGCGCCTGACTCTGGTCATAATCCTCATATACGCAGTTGTAGTACCACTCGAACAGGATCGGCTGAGACGGGTCTGTGTTGTTGCCGTCCGGATATACGGATGCCTTGATCGTCGTGGTAACTGTCGTGAAAGATCGGACCGAAGTCTGAGCTGCATGTCCTCCGGAGTCGACAGATGCAAGATAGAACTGAATCGTGCAGGCTGTCGGGAACGTATTCGCCGGAATAGTCAACTGATTTGCAGAGCCGGGGGAAACCGGAATCTCATTCCATGTTGAATCCGTGCTCTTGCGCCAGAAAAAGGACGCGCTTTCCTGCGGATAGTCCTGGCCGCTGTACCGGAGTGTCCATTCAATGACAGTGGTATTTCTGGTGTCGAAATTGCTGCCGGATGGATAGTTCGTCAGTGTGAGAGTCGGCGTGCATGTGGTGAAGCTCCCCGACGTGGACGACGTGGTGCCGTCTTCATCTGTGGAGGACAGTTCCCACTCGATCGTTGATGCTGTTGGCAGCGTATTTGCAGGAATAGAATAGGTTTTCGTATCCCCCGAAATGTTGACGGTTGTCCATTCAGATGCCGTACTGGCTTTATACTTGAAAACCGCAGAAGCTTGTGCAAAATACTCATCCGCGCACCGTCCGCCGCTTACTTCATGGTCCCAGACGAACACTGCTTCTTGCGTTGGCATCTGCCCGTAGCTGGGTTTTGTCTTCATGACAACCTTGCCAATGACATCGACGCTTGGATCATAGGTCACGCGGATCATCTGGTTGCTGCCGGAAGCATTAGCTGCCGGAATCAGATTTTGAGTATCAGCAGAGAATCCTGTGTTTCCAACACAAAAAGCATGTGAATGGAGCATCCCGATAAATGATCCAAGGTTATCTGTACCTGTATCATACGACTTTACTGTCACATTTTGCCAGCTTGTGCCCATGCTTCCAAGTGCACCAATGAATTTTTTCTTGGACACATCTGGCATTGTATTCCAGGTAATTGTGCTGGCATCAAAGTCAGCCGGTGACGAACAGATTTGTAAGTACGGATATTCATAGCTGTCTTCTGTTTGCTGAATTCGTGCCGTTACTTGAATCTCGGTAATCTTTTTTCTTCTCAGTGAGTGAGGAAATGATTCGACGCCAAAAAACATGTATGTTTTCTGGTCTGCCGGTTTGTACCGTATCGGGTATGAACTGGTCGGGCTCACATTGTAGTGAGTGTCCGGATTGGCGATACTGACGTACCCTCGCTTCGTGACATTAAGATTCTGATATGCAACAGCCATGTGGTCACCTCATTCTGCGTCTCGCCTTTGCCGTTTGGGCCAATTTCACGATATCGTTGAATTCCTGAACGTTCTTCGCATCGATGGTGATATAGAACGTATCACCGCCCATCATGTTTCTGCTGTCCTGGGCATTGGTGATCTGGGATCCCCTCGGGAGGGAGACCAGTTCCGGGCCGGACTCGCCGACCCACGTCAGGCCGCCTTTCCAGTTGTCTGTGCCGCCTGCATTATGGCCGTAGTTACCTTCCCACATGCCTGTCTGTGAGTTGTAGTAGTTTCCGGTCGTGTCTCCGTAGCCCATCCACTTCTGCATGTTGGAGTAATTGCCGCTGCTCTTGCCATAGCCCATGGCGACGCCGACTCTGGAAAAGTCCAGCGTCAGCAGGCCGATGACCGCATCGGCAGCGTCCGCGATCCATGCCACGACGCCGGCAATGCCGTGTAGCACTTCATACACCGGCCCGAGCCGCCCGGGTGCGCTGTCAGCTGCTCCCAGCAGTTCAGACAGCGGGTTTGTCATATTCGACAAAGCCGCGAAGATCTCTCCGACGCCCTTGATGATGCCGGAGTCGATCAGGGCCTTTCCGGCATTCTTTACCAGCTCCCCGAAGTTTTTCAGGGCTTCCTCGGATGCCGGTGCGAACTCTGCCGCGATCTGCTTCTTCAGACCTTCCCATGATAGGGTATTTTTCTGGACCTGATCGTCCAGGGAACCGAGTGCGGCGACCTGCTGATCCGTCAGGACGTAAAGCTCATGGGCCTCCTCCGCATATTCCTGCAGAACCTCGCTTCCCTGCTGGATCAACGGATTCAACTCCTGAGCGCTTTTTCCGAACAGTTCCATGGCCAGAGCGTTCCGCTCCGTCTCATTCTCGACCTCGCCCAGAGCGTCAATCAGTTCGAAAAAGACTTCCTGCACATTTCTGAGGGATCCGTCGCCGTTCTCGACGCTCACGCTGAGTCTGTCAAACGATGCCGCCAGGCTCTCGTTTCCTCCGGCCGCATCCGCAATGTTCTTGGTGAGCTTCGTCATGGATCCGGTGATGGTCTCCACGCTCACATCGATCAGCGGTTCGGCATACTGAAGTTCCTGCAGCAGCGTTGTGGAGAGGCCGGTGATGGCGCTCTTGGTGATGATATCATCCGCCTCGGCCGCATACTTTACCGCCAGGTTGTGGAGCTCCGTGACCGCCTTGACGCAGGCGGCAATGCCTGCCGCGGCTGTGGCCATGGCGGCAACCGTGCCGGCAGAGAATCCCTTCAGGCCGTTCAGGGCCTTGGTTGCTCCGTCAGGCAGCTTCACGCCGATCTTGTCCGTCATGTCGCTCAGAACATCGCCGATCCCGGTCAGGCTTTCCTTTTCATCCTGGACCGCTCCGACATGGTCCTGAAGCGCAGCCTCATTTTCTTTGATGGCAGCGGATGTGTTGTTGTAGGCCGTCGCCGCTTCATTGACCTTGATCTTCAGTTCGTTGATTTCTTCCTGCGTGGCCGTTCCGGATTCTTCGGCCTCCTTCAGAGCATCGCAGAGCGTCCGGTATTTCTGTTCCTGCTCTTCCAGAATTGCCGTCAGGGTTTCGTGCTTGGCGCCGAGGTTTTCCACGCTCTCGCCCTGGGCCCTGATCTCCGAGTCGATCTCGGCCAGTTCGGAATACAGCACCTTCAGAGCCTGATCGTATTCTTCGGTGCTGTGGGCCTGCTGCTGCATGGCCTTGTTGTTTTCCTGAATGGCCTGTTCCAGGTTGATTACCGAGGTTTCAGCGTTGGCCAGCTGGGCCGCATAGCTCTGTGTCTTGGTGCTGGCCTCTCCGTATTCCTGCGCCGACCACTTGACAGCCTCGCGCAGCTGCTCGACCTTTTCCTTCTGGTGGTCCAGCATGCTCTGAAGTGCCTCGCCCTTCTGGGTGAGGAAATCCATGCTGTCAGTATTGCCTTTATACTCTGCGGAGAGCCGTTTGAGCTCGGCGCCCATGGTCTTGTTCGCCGCATTCAGCTCCGTGATCGCCTGTTTGTACTTCGCTTCGCCGGAGAGGGCGACCTCAACATTTACTTTTCTGGAGCTTCCAGCCACGGTGCATCACCTTCCCATGAAGTATTGCGCAAGACTTTTCTGGTTTCCGGCAGGAACGTCAAGATCGACAAACCTGGTAGGCTTCGCGTTTGGGGTTTCCAGCTTCTCGACCGTCTTCTTTGCCGGCTTGAAATATGAATTAAACAGGGCGTGCAGCCGTCTGGGGTTCATGGTCTTCCAGAACGTCCGCTCATCCTGTCTGCAGTCAAACATCCATATGCTGAGATACCGGGCGAAATCAATCGATGAGGATTGATCCGCCCGGTCCGTCAGTTTCCCGAGTTTTCGTCGGGATTTCCGTCTTCGGTTTTCGGGCCGTTGTCCGGCCGATCGGGCCGGATCGCACGGAAGAACATGCCAGGAACATCCAGCATGCGCATCATGGCTGAATTGAAGTACTTCTTGACTTTCTTTTCCGTCCATACCTCTTCCCAGCCCTGATCCTCTGCCCAGTCGTTGAGCATGGCCGTCATGGTGATGGCGTTCGACTCAGAAACCGTCTTGGTCAGCATTGCCGTGATCTCGCCGCCGCAGGCTTCCTGAATCCGGTCGAGCACGGACATGTTGACGTGGAGCACATAGGTCTTTCCATTCAGTTCGATGGTCTTTTCCTCAAGCTTGATACTGGTAATCATTGTTCTGGTTTCCTTTCATCAGGCTACGTTCAGGACGGCATCGCACCATGCTCTGGCAAGCGCCTCAGAGTCCACAGTGCAGACTTCCTTGATCTGGCCATCCTCGCTGTCATCAGCCAGGAATTCGCCGTTGGTGACAGGCGTCTGGAACTGAATGTTCTCGCCTGCGGTCTGGTTGGTCTCGCTGGGCTCACCGAACATGCACTTGCCGACAAAGATGCAGTCGTACTTCTCCACACCCTCGTACAGAGCCGGAGTGTAGAAGGAGATGCCAACATAATTGCCCATCGTGCTGCGCTTGGTCACGAGGGACTTAACGCTGGTGGCGGTGCCTCCCTGCGGCGTGATGGAGCGGGTCTTCTCCGTCAGGCCGAACATGAGCTTTTGGGCATTTTCCTTGATGTATTTCACACCGAGGGAAATGGTGCCGCCGGTGCATTTGCGGATGTACTCGGCAAGCGTGGATTCTGCGTACAGACGGCCCTCAGCAAAGCGAAGCTCGATGTTGGCCGTCATGGAGTCACCGACTCTCTGCCTGTCGGTAAAGCTGATGACTCCGTCCGTGTTGACGTATTTTGCGCACTGGATATAGCGCAGGTCATACTTGGCCATGAGGTATTCCTCCCTAATTCTTGAAATTCTCCTCGATCCAGTCCCCTATGATCGTGACGCCGGGTTCTGAGATCAGGGCTTCGTTCTGGCTGAGTGCGGTCTTCATAAACGGTCTGGCGTCCTGACCGCGCTTGCCGTACTCGTTGACGAATGCGATTTCTGCATTCCGTGTGGTTGTCCGGCCACGATGGCGGGTTCCGTCAAAGGTGATCTTCTCCCGGCCCCCGTCATCGGTTTTCGTGGCCTTCTTGGTGGTGATGTTGTCCAGGATGTGGACGTCGCTTTCCTCATCCCGGACACCCATGTACTCTCCGGTACTCTGGATCTCCCTGGCAGCAACCTGGGCCATGGAGTCCAAGGCCCGTTCGGTCACGTCCCACGGGATATCATGAATCCGGGTAAATGCATCATTCAACTCTGCCGTGCCGGTGAAAGTCAGATCGGCCACAGGCGTCACCCGAACCTTTCCCCGACGCAGGCCACGTCCAGAATCACCCGGTAATAGCCGGAATCGCTGTCGAAATACTCTGCCTCCACCGTCACGCGCCAGTGGGCATTCAGAAACGCCCACTTCACATCGTGAAGCAACTGGGTGTAGTCCGTTTTGGACCAGATGCTGATCCAGAACTCCGTTCCGGTTTCTGCCTCGGTGCTCTCGGCGTAGATCGTGCCGGTTTGGCCGAGCATGTGGTAGGTGATGTACTGAGTGGCATCACCCTTGTAATCCGGACGCTTCACCGGCACATCGACAGCTGATTCCAGAAAGGTTCTGATCGACATCTCTGTGCCTCCTATCTGGCCGGAATTCGTTTCTGCAGAGAGAGCTCCAGCCATTGATTCCGCTGCCCGACATTGTCCACGTTGACGACCTCCCAGGGATCGGGATCCCCATAGAGGAACACCACCAGTTTGCCGTCATCGGCCAGCTCTGAGTATCGCATCGTCGCGGTGGCCGTCCGGCGTTCTGCGTAGCTGTCCCGACTGAACACTTCCGAGCCGTGGTTTCCGGTCCATTTGCAGTAGACATACTGACCGTCGCTGTAGACGTTCTCGTAGGTCTCCTCATCAAAGCCGTTGTCGTTGGTCACGACCACCCGGCGCTTGATCTGTATCATGGTCCGGAGCTCTCCGGCGTTCGCTCTCTTGCTCATGCGTCATCCTCCGAATATCTCAGCGGCAGCACATAGCTGTTCAGCAGCATCTGCACCTTCGCCGGGTCCGCTGCATCGGTGTCCATGCTCCGGGCCTCGTACAGCAGGCCGGCGAACTGCAGAAGGAACTGATCATACATGGCGTTGTCCTGGAAATCCGGGATCCCTGCCGACCTGGCTTTCGCCTTTGCGGCCAGCAGGTACCCTTCCAGATCTTCCGTGTCATCCGGAGGCAGTCTCAGATACTTTCTGAATCTGTCTACCGTAACCATGCCGCCACCTCCAATCAGGACTTGGTGACAGTCACGGTGTAGGTCTTGGAAGCGGACCCTTTCGTCACAATGACGGCCAGGGTGTTCTCACCAGCCGCCCAGGTGGCGGAACTGCCGTTGGCGATCTCGGTGTCGTTCAGAAGGATCTGCACGGTGGCATCCGGATCGGCGGCTGCTGCCGTCACCTTATTGGTGGCATTGGAGGTGGACACGGCATAGGCCGTCACCCCGGCATCAAAGGCCGGAGTGAGGCTCAATGCTCCGATCGTCAGGGACGAAAGATCCGCGTTTAAGGGTTTACGGCGGCCAGACGGAAGGCGGACTTCAGA